GATCTCGTGGAACCCCGCGACATTGTCGCGCGTTTCGAGCTCGCACGTCTCAGTACGTGCGCCGCGCTCTTGCGGATTGGGGGTACATCTTCGGATGTCCCGCCCCCACCTTCCAACCCACCGGCGAGTGCCACGAAGTGGCCGCCTCGGTGAAGAAGCTTCTTGGGAACTGCCCGAGTGACGACCCTAGGGAAGTCATGGCCTGGCAGTCCATCAAAAAGGGATTACCACCGTCTTGCGAATGCATGACGGCGCCCCTGATGGCGAAGCTTGTCGAGGGTTTCGCGCGCCCCAAGCGCGATCTCCCCGCCGGTTACCTGCGATTCGTTCAACAACAAACCCTTCGTCTCTTCCCTAAAGGATGGGACTTAGGCTACGAAGAACAGGTTCTGCTCACTTCTCCCCCCCTCTCTTCGACAATCGAGAATTCCCGTGCCAACGGCGGTTGCTTAGGAAGCGGAATTGACCACGATGCGTTTCTCAATGAAGCGCTTAGTGGCCCTTTCCGTCCCGAACGCGAACGCCCAGAGGCAGAGCTTATTCTTGTCCAGTCCGCTGGCAAACCTCGTCCGTTGACGAAGTTTTCCGCCGACGAGCTTCTCCTTCGACCGCTTCACAAGACGATTTATAATCATCTAAGTCGTAGTCGTTGGTTAGCACGCGGTGACGTGACGGACGAGATGTTGCTCAAGGCTGGGTTCACCGATTCAGGGCACCTCACCTCCGGTGACTACGCTTCCGCGACGGACAATTTGTCCATCGAGGTTGCGGAGGTCATCGTGAGTGCCCTCATCTCCACTTCTAGTGTTGTGCCTCCGTCTGTATGTCAGCAGGCGACTCGGATTCTTAGGCCATGGTTGTTTTACATGGTTTCGGATTCACCCGGGTCGCCGCCTACTGAACGTGTAGACGTTGGCGAGCCTCGCATCGGTCAGATGATGGGCTCTTACCTCTCGTTCCCTCTGCTCTGCCTACAGAACAGGATGGCATTCCTTTGGTCCGCAAGAACCTTTGGTTTGTCTTGGAAGGAGACGGTTCGAGTCCCTTGTCTGATCAACGGCGACGATATCCTTTTCCAGTCGGAGAAGGCTCTGTCGCAACATTGGATGGGGGTTGTCGGCGGGCTTGGTCTTGAGGTCGAGCGTACAAAGACTAGTGTCGATGACGTGTACGGTTCTTTGAACAGTACGTTGTTGCGTCGTGTCGGTGGCCACCTTCGGGTTGTGCCGACACTTCGCTTCGGTCGTCTTCGTCAGTCAGAGTACGTGACGTCTCTTGGTCGTGAGTTCGCACAGTTTCTTGCGGGCGTTTCCAGTAATACGCGCTTTCGAGCGGGTATGGTCTGGTTCCGGAGGAAGATTGGTTCTTTGAGGTCAACTAGATTGACTCTACATGAACTAGGCTTCCGAGGGACGCTAGCGTTGAGACTGGGCAAGCTCTTTAAGCTCGCTCTTTGGTCGAGCGAGGAGGTTACCGTGCCTTCGGCTCCTATTGGGCATAACGTATCGTTGTCTTCGGACGACTTTACGTGGGTGCCCGAAGCCGAGACGACGGAGGAATTGCGACAACTTTCCGCTTTTGAGTGTGCTTCTTGGAAGTACAGTCTCAAGTGGATTGAGAGTAAGGACCGGGATACACTTCGGTATTTCCTGGCCCTGTCTTCTATTCGTCGCAGTGAACCCGTTTGTGGCCGCGTTCAAACCGTGTCTTTTGCCGCTTCACAGTGGCAGGGGAGATGGATGACAAATGAGAAGAAACGGTGGGACGCACGTGTCAGACGTGCGTTCTTAGAAAAAAGGAAGGTGGGTGTGCGGTCGGTCGCTGTGCCCGTACGTGTTTTGGATTTCCATGACACGCTTGCGGCATCTTACGACACTCCCCCGCCGTACGAGTCGGCTAGTCTGAGTGCTAGGCGCGATTCTGCCGTCGGGCCCGCTATGGACGATAAGAAATAGTGGGTGCTAGACTCATGAAGGAAAGTGTGGAACCGGCCAAGGACGGCACTGGTGTTAGTAGGGCGGAGGCGATCCCGGGCCACCCCTCTCTAGGGAATGGTGAAAACAGGGATGTGCGTCGCCTACGATGAGTGATATGAGGCTCGTGTACCGGCTTTCGGCCATCTTGGTCGACTGTAGTAACCGAACGGTCCCTCCCCCGGGTAACTGGGAAGGGCTGCACGATATCACGAGGGTAGCGCAGTGACATGTTAGAAATAGCATTGTTGACGACTACTCGTACAGTGGCTGCGAAAGCATCATAGATGCCTAGGCAAGGTTGTGAGGCGGCTTATTCCGCGGCTCCCAAAGGAAAAGAGTGGAGCGCTTTCCGTAA